TGATATAATGGCTATGAAAAAAGGAGGTGCTGTTTTGAGGAAATTTAATTATTTAAAACTTATGGAACTATCTTTACCTGTTAATATATATCATACTATTGCAAAGATTCATGAATATAAGGGAAAGCAGGAACTTTATGTCGAAAATTATCCAGATATTTTAAAAAAGATGATAGATGTTGCTAAAATACAAAGTACAAAGTCTTCCAATGCTATTGAAGGAATTTATACCAATGATGCAAGACTTAAGGAGCTGATGAATAAAAAAGCAGAACCTAAAAACAGAAATGAAGAAGAAATTGCAGGATATAGGCATGTGCTTGATATAATCCATGAAAATTATGCCTATATAGAATTTAATAAAAATGACATCTTAACACTTCATAATCAGTTATATTCTTATTCCTATATAAATCATAAGGGAAAATTTAAGACTATGGATAACACCATTGTAGAAGTAGATGTTTTAGGGAATAAAAAAGTACGATTTCATCCGGTAAGCAGCTTTGAAACGGAATATTACTTTGATGAAATGGTGGAGGCTTACAAGAAAGCAGTGAAAGCAAATATTCCACCACTAATTCTAATACCTGCACTTATACATGATTTCTTATGTATTCATCCATTTGATGATGGTAATGGAAGAATGAGTAGAATACTGACACTTCTTTTACTTTATAAGTTCGATTATTTTGTTGGAAGGTATATCAGTATAGAAATGCTTATTGAAGAAAGTAAAGATTCTTATTATGAAGAATTACAGAACTCCAGTGAAAAATGGCATACCGGAGAAAATGATGAACTTCCATTCATAAAGTATATGCTAGGGGTTTTCTTAAAAGCATACAAAGAGTGTGATGACAGATTTAACCTAATTGGAAAAGAAAAATTGACTTCACCTGAAAGAGTATTTTCTGTTATTCAAAAATCATTAGAGCCACTTTCCAAAAAAGATATTGTGATTCTTTGTCCGGATATATCACAAAGGACAATAGAACGAGCTTTGAAAGAATTACAGGACGATGAAAAGATAAAACAGGTAGGCAGTGGTCGTTCAACAAAATATGTAAGGATTTAAACTCTATGTAAAAGGTAAAACAGCTAAAATAAAAAGCACTTAAAAATGAGTAAAATTAATCTCAAAATTTTAATATCAATTGCTTGACATTGTAGGGGAAGTCTACATTAGCAAAAATCATATGTGGCTTATACAAAGAAAATAAAGGTAAAATTTTAAAAGATAATGAGAAATTAAATATAAAAAGTAGGCTAAATGAGAGCCTGCTTATTATGCAGGAAGTGAACTATCAGTTATTCACAGACAGCGTTAAAGATGAAATAGTATTAACATCAAATATTAAAGATGATTATGTTTTAGATACTTGGCTAAAAGATATGGAGTTGAAAAATATCAGTGATAGGAATCCTCACACCTTGTCAGGAGGACAAAAACAGAGAGTAATTATCTTATCCGCTTTACTATCCGACAAAAAAATTCTATTTTTCGATGAACCAACCAGTGGATTGGACTATAGAAATATGAAAATAGTAGCTAAAAACATAAAGAAAGTAAAGGAAGAAGATAAGTTGATTTTAATAATATCCCATGATGTTGAGTTCTTAGAGTCAGTTTGTGATAAAGTGATTGATTTCACGTATTTATGAAAATGCATATATTAGTAAATTACAAGAGGGACATATGATAAAAACGCAAGAAAAACGAGAAGTTATGAATAGTATTTTTTATAATATTCCATAAAATAAATTTTATAATAGATTTTTTTCATTTTAGAGGACTTTTTATGCCTATGTGCAGAAGTCCTCCTTTTTTTGTCTAAAAACGCAGACAAAAAAAGAAATGGAGGAAATTAAATGCCAAAAGAATATTACCTTTATGTCAACGGACAAAGGGTTAAAGTCAGCGAGCAGATATATAAAGTCTACTGGCGAGAAAAAGAACACGAAAAGTATTTAGAGCAGGTGGACAAGAAAAACCACTTGCTCTTTTTTTCATCGTTGGATCATGATGGACATTATGTAGATAATATTGTCGATGAAAGTGTTGATGTAGAAAAGATTGTTGAAACACAGATGATGATTGAAGCAGTCAGAAATGCTATATCAAGACTCAATGCAGAAGAAAGAGATATTATTGAACGCTTGTATTTCAATGATGAAACGGTTCGTTCAGTGGCAAAGCTTAAAAGTATTACACATCCAGCCTTAATCAAAAGAAGAAACAAAATTCTTGAAAAGCTGAAAAAATTCATCGAAGAACTTTAAAACTTCGGTAACCAAAGGGGTCAAATTTTCCTTATGTAAAGTGAAGGGGAGTTTGACCTCCTTTACTTTCTTGGGTAAGAGATACGCCTGCTTATGGCAAATAGGAAAATGTAGAGAAAACAATCCCTTTCAAATATTGCTCTTTGACAACTGAATAGACCAAGGTAGGACTTTATCTACTTGTGGAGAATTATGACTTACGCCATGACCTTTCTTCTGAAAGCAATTTTGGTTTTATGAATACTGGGTTAGCCAAGGATACAAGAAAGTGAGCGATAAATAAGAATACATAAAAAACAGAGGTGGCAATCTGTTCGATGATACAAGTAGTGATAATGATACTTCAATAGTTTAAGCTGCCTCGTCTGGAATAAGGGGCAGAGGTGAGATTCCTATGTAGCAGCCAATGCACCTACCAATGTCATAAAACTTAGTAAGAAAAATAATATGTGATTATAAAGAATTTAAATAGGAGGAGGTGTATTAGTGGATAATGACTGGAATGGATTGGCTGATTTGATAGCAAATCTGATTACAAAATATGCTGGAGTTTTAGATTTAGATAATCTTCCAAATCCAACTCCAGTAAAAAATACAGAAGGTAAAAATAAATTTGACATGGCAAAAACACAGATTGAGAAAAAGCAATAAAAGTGATATAATATACTTGATATATAAGTCCAAACTATAATTGGTAAAAATATAAAGATATAGAAAAAGGATATTGAGGTTAATGCTATGTCAAAAGAAAAAATAAAAGTATACCTCTATACAAGAGTATCTACATCAATACAGATAGACGGTTATTCTTTAGAGGCACAAAAATCAAGAATGAAGGCTTTTGCTCTCTATAATGATTATGAGATTGTTGGTGAATACGAAGATGCAGGTAAGTCTGGAAAATCTATAGAAGGTAGAGTTCAGTTTACTCGTATGATGGAAGATATAAAATCCGGAAAGGATGGAGTGTCTTTCGTTCTTGTATTTAAATTATCGAGATTTGCAAGAAATGCTGCTGATGTTTTATCAACTCTACAAACAATGCAAGATTTTGGAGTCAATTTAATTTGTGTTGAGGATGGGATTGATTCATCCAAAGATGCAGGCAAATTGATGATTTCAGTTTTATCAGCTGTTGCTGAAATTGAAAGAGAAAACATTCGTGTTCAAACAATGGAAGGTCGCATTCAAAAGGCAAGAGAGGGAAAATGGAACGGAGGGTTTGCCCCGTATGGGTATCAGCTTGTCGATGGAAAACTGTTTATCAATGAAGAAGAAGCTGTAGCTATAAGAACTATTTTCGATCAATATGTTAACACAACCATTGGAGCGAATGGACTTTCTAAATACCTAGAAAATCATGGAATAAGAAAAATTCCAAGACAAAATGGGAAAAATCCATTATTTGATGCGGGTCTTATAAGAAAGATATTAAAGAATCCGGTATATAACGGGAAGATAGCCTTTGGAAGAAGAACTTTAGAAAAAGTTCATGGTACAAGAAATGAATATAAGCAAGTTGAACAAGATGAATATTTAATAGCTGAAGGTATTCATGAATCAATAATTTCTGATGAGTTGTGGCAGGCTGCTCAGGTTAAGTTAAAATCTCAAGCAAAGAAATATGAGCATGTGAATAAGGGAAAAGATGTTAGAACTCATTTGTTATCAGGAATTGTAAAATGCCCGATATGTGGAGTGGGAATGTTTGGAAACAAGTGTATCAAGAAAAAGAAAGATGGTACAAAGTATAAAGATTTTTATTATTATGGCTGTAAACATAGGCAGATGATAAGAGGTCATAAGTGTACTTTCAGTAAGCAGATCAGAGAAGAATTGTTAGATGATGCAGTTGCTGAGGTAATTATAAAGATAGTAAGCAATCCCAAATTTGCTTCTATGATGCAAGAAAAAATCAACATGAAGGTGGATACCTCTGAAATAGAAAAAGAAATAGATAATTATCAAAAAGAACTGCGAAAAAGCCATTCCACAAAATTTAAGCTAATTGAGGAAATAGATAATTTAGATGTTGATGATAGGCACTATAAGCGAAGAAAACAGGACTTAGATGATAGACTCTATCGTATGTATGACAAAATTGAAGAATTAGAGTCGCTGTTAATTGATGCGAAAGCAAAGAAACAAACTATTGAAGCTGAAAAACTTACAGGAGACAATATATATAAGGTTCTGATTTATTTTGATAAACTCTACAATGTAATGAATGATGTAGAGCGTAGGCAGTTAATTACATCATTGATTTCTGAAATTCAAATTTACGAAGAAAAGCAACCGAATGGGCAATGGCTAAAATCAATTACTTTTAAACTTCCTATCATCGTTGAAGATTTAAATATAGGTTTGGACAATAATGAGCAAGTTGAGACGGTGGCATTGTTGGAGAGGCAATGATATATTATTTTTATCTCCTAAAAAATACTACATTTTAAGGGATAAGCTAGTGATTAAGGGAATGTCAGTATCTAAATAAATAAAGCATCTATAATTTCATTAAGGAGATAAAATGTGTAATATTATTTTAGAAAAACACTTTGACAGGATTAAGGCGGCTTACGAAGCAAGCGTGTTCACAAAAGGTATCCTGCCGGAGTCTGAGGATAATATAAAAAAGTTTGAATTAAATTATGTTTCCATACCCTCAGAGTATCGTTGGCTACTTCTTAACCTGGGAGGTTGCTATTTGGCGGAACCGTGGATTTTTGACTTGAAGGAGCTTGAAGAAAACTATACATTCTTTGAAGAAGCATACGAGGAGTATATGAGTGAATGTGAACACGGGAAAGCATTTCCTATCGGAGGCTTAGGTGACGGAAGCATTGTATTTATAGACTTGGAAAGTGGTAAGATACGCGGATATAATAATGACTATACTGACCTTGAGGAAATTGCAGATAGCTTTTCCGAGCTTATTTTAGATTTTGTAGAACAGGTGAAAAGCTATTCTTGATATAAGAGCTACTATA